TCGATCCCGTTGAACTGCAGGATCTGGCCATAGTCGTACTGCCACAGCGTGGCCGCCGTGGTCTTCCTGATGCCGCCGGAAAAATCCGCGACGATGATGTTGTTCGCGCTCATAGGTAACCTCCTTGAAGGGTGTCCGATTCGGACACGTTACTGCTCCACCAAAACAAACTTGACACTCGTCCAGTATTCGGTCCCGCCGTAGTCCCGCCGGGAGAATCCGCCGGACATGGAGCTGCAGTACATGGTCCGCGCCTGGCTGCGGAAAATATTGTCGTCGCACTCGACGGTCAGGAACTCGTCCGCGAAAACCAGGTTCTCCAGCGTGGCGCGTTCGGCACCGGTCAGCTCCCTGCAAGTGATATCGAGACGGATCTTGGTGGCGACCAGATCTCGGATCGCCTTGCCGGAAACGGATCTGCCGGCACCGCTGCCATCGATGTCGTTGCGTTGCCACTCAAAGCCGTCGACCTTGATGTAGTTGGCGATCTGGGTGCCGTTAATCGTTAGACTCGTCATAAGGGATCACCTCAGTAATAGATGATGACGCATCCGTCGCCGCCGTCACCGCCTCTGCCGCCATAGCCGCCGTTGCCCGGGGTGCCGTTGACTTTCGTAATGTCGTACTCGACCCACTGGCCTCCGCTATACTCAGCGACGTGGTTGTTGCAGGCGCCAGAGCTCCCGCCACCGCCGCCACCGCCGCCACCATGGCCGCCGTAGCCGAAGTACTTGGGGTTATAGGTCGTCGCTTTGGGCGGGGTCTGCGTCGCGTCGCCGCCTTTGCCTCCGTTGCCTCCGTAGATCTTTGCGCTTCTTCCGCTCCCGGTCGTCTTGCCGTTTCCGCCGTTAGACCCGTTGGAGCCGTATCCGCCGCCGCCGCCGGCGCCTGCGCCGCCGTCGTCAATCCACGTTGTGCCGGACGAGCCGTGGGTCCACGACCTTGTCGTGGGGACGAGCATCTGGCAGTCGGTGTTCTCGTAATAGATGCCTATTAAGGCGGCCTGGCGGCCCGGTGAGTAGGTATCGACATACCCACCTTTACCGCCGACGCCGATCTTGCCTGTCCCCCATCCGGTCGTTGTGAACACCTTGGCAAAAGCGTCGCCGTTGAAGGGGTTTACATACCCGCTGTCCGGAATCACGCCGTTAGCCGATGTGTAGGAGTTTGTGCCGTCTGTGATAGTCGTCGCTCCGCCGTTCGAGCCGGCGTTGTTCGAGCTATGGGACGATGACGTAGCGCCGCCAGCACCGCCGGCGCCGCAGGCGTAACTGTACGACTGCGCGGGGTTCTCTATCTCGAACTCGAGCACGCGCCCGGGTGAGCCTGGCTGGCCCGGATTGCCGCCCAGAGCTGCGGCAGAGAGATACTGAGAGAAATAAGGTTCTGACGGGACTTTGCCTTTTTCTCCGGCATACCCGCTGGCGCCGCCCTGGCCGCCGCCGATCAGTACGACGCGGATCCTTGGGCGCTGCGCGGTGAAAACGTCTGCTGGGACGTCCCATATTCCGCTTCCGCTCAGCACGACATAGTTGTGATAACCGGCGTTGATCGGCGGAGGGCTGTAGCCCAGGATGAACTCACAGGCGGCACGCACGATCTTCGTTACAGTCCTGGAGGCTTTCCCGAGGAATCCGATCAGTGCCTCATTAAAGGCGCTGGTGAAGGCGTACTTCGCGCCGCAGCGCTCTCCGGAAGACACGAGGTCGACTTTGACCTTGTAGGCGTAGCCGTAGTATGCCTCCATCCTGTCCAGGATCATGGCGGAGTTCTGAGCAGTCACCAGGGTCGCGTCAGTTACGGCGATATCCCGGCCGTCCGGGTAGGCTGCTATGGTCCTCTTCATGGTGACCTCGCTGTGTTTATACGGGACGGCGGAAATCGATCCGATGCCGGAAGCCACCGCCGCGTTGCAGTTTCGATAAATAATCTGCAGACCGGAAGCCGTGACGTTCCCGTAGATCGGAGCAGAGGAAAACGGTGCGATGAAGTATCCTTCTGTAACGGAGCCCATGTTGTCGAAGACCGAGACCGCCGACATGCCTGAGTCGTAGATCCAGGAGTGCTCGGACAGCTCCAGAACGTTCGTGTTTTCCATGTACTCCGTATAGCCTTCGTTGTAGATCAAGTCCTGAGAGATCTCGCCGGCCACGGACTCAATGGGGGGCGTGAACAGCAAGGCGCCGTTCTGGTCCTTGAACAGCAGCACGCCCTGAGAAAAGAGCAGCTGGTGCAGGGCCTCTCTCTTGGAGCAGATCGGGATCCAGCCATAAACGGGGATATCCCGGACCTCATACGCAAAACGGATATTGTTGAGGACCTCCCACTGGAAGAGAGTTTGGTCATCGAACAGCGGGTAGTCGCCATAAGTACCTTCATAAACCGCGAGATCGTATTCATCGACGGAGACGTGATAGGGAGTTGTTGCTGGATAGGTGAAGTTCGCCAAGTCGAAGAAGGTTATATTCCCGTTGTAAATATCCACAAGCGTCACGGCATCGCATTGGACGTCACCGTTCTGCGCTGAGATCTTGTAATACTCGTAATCGGCGCTGATGCAGTCGCCGTTCGCGTTGTAGTTCGCAGCGACTCCGATAGAGCTCCCGCCGTCGGAAAGGATCACCCCGCCGCCGTAAACGTGCAGCGCGGTCGCACTGTTGGACGTTCCGGAGGGGATGGAGATGGAATAGTCAACCCCGTTGATCGTCGCCTTCCCAGCAACGGGATCCACATCGATCTCGTAAGTTATCGAGTCGGAAGGCGTGCCCAGGGAGATCGCGGTAGACCCGTAAACAAAGTAGACCGGCCCGAAGCTGGGCCATGCGGCGGCGGTGCTCGCTCTGCTGACGTCCATATACATGCCATAGCTGTACTTGGAGACGGACGATGCCGCACCAGAAAGCGCGTGGCATCCCAGCAGGCTCAGCCGCAGCGATGTTGCGCTGGTTGCTCCCGAATCAGTCCGAAGCGATCCGAGGAACCCATGCAGCGTGAACTTGGCGTGCATCTTTGAGGACATCGTCGCGGTCCAAAACGGACGGGTGCCGGTCGTGGACGTTTTGTTCTGGTTGTAGTACTTGCCAAGGCCGACCCCCCGCATGTTGCTGTAGGCGCTTGTGCCTACAACCTCGCGGGTGCACTTTGTGTAAAAACCCTTATAGGGCATCAGCCCGTTCGTCCCGAGGATCTGTTCTGCGACGGTATGGAACGCGACACCGGAATACATCCCGCCGTAGAAAGTCTCATAAGAGAGAATCCCCGCCGCGGAGGTGGTGAATAGTTTGTACTTCTCGCGCCCGGTCCTGGTGACTTTCGTCAGGAAGAACTTCCCGATCAGCTCGGACTCGGAGCAGTAGTAGACCGCCATCGCCCAGGGGGTGTTCCGGAGGTTATGATCCGCATCGTCATAGAAGACCTCGACCTCCATGACGTCGGTGCTGAGCTCCTCGCCGACGAGGTCGACCTCGGTCTCCATGTTGATGTCGCTGATCTCCTCATCGGTGAAGGTGAACAGAGGATGAACCATCGACCCGACGTAGATTATATTAGCCATAGGCTCTCCGTTCTCAGGTCTTGATCAGCGCGACGCCGCGCTCTTTGCTGACCGCCTGCAGATCTCTGTATGTCGCGCGGTAGAACTCCCTGCCGTTGATCTCGACCGTCACGGTGCCGCCCCTATTCTGCGTCTGGCTGCCCATGGCGGAGATCATGGCCTGGTAAACCGCGTCATGGATCCCTTCGATCAGATCGACGCTGCCAAGCCCGGCGGCACCTCCGGTCATCTGGGCAGCGAGTTCGCTCGCCACCTGGGTGATCCAGCCGGTATTGCGCTCGAGAGGTACCACGGCCTCCTTGCCGGCCTCGCCGACGCCGATCAGGCTCGCCTTGTCGAAAACACCGCCTCGAGCGTACCAGCTCACCCGCATGTCCGGAAGGTACGCGGGGAGCCCCAGGGCGTTCAGGATGCTCGCCATCCATCCGTCCGCCGGCTTGGTCGTCCAGGTCAGATGTGGAGTCTTCAGGTGAGGCAGCTGCCAGCTGAAGTTCATAAGGTTGCGGATCTTTGTGACGACCCTCTCCACGGCAGCCCGGACCGCCTCGAATTTCTGGACGACTCCCTCCCTCAGCTTTTCAACACCGCCCAGGAAGTTTTCCTTTATTTCCTTCATGCGGTCTTTGATGTTCGTTGAGACCACCTGAAGACTGTCGATGATTCCGGCTTTCATGTCAGACAGGTCCTGTAGGACCCTCGTCTTGAGCCGGGCAGCTGCGGCGGCGAGATCATCCCAGTACTTGATCAGCAGGACCACCGCGGCGATGATAGCGGCGAGGATTGCTATGGTGGCCCCGATGGGCGTGCTCAGGGCGGCGATAGCCGCGCCGGCAGCCGTCACAATGGTGCCGATCCCGGAGAGGGCACCCGAGAACACTTTCACCGCGGCAGTCACGGCGATGATGGCGACCACGATGGCGCCCAGGATAATCTCCACGGGGCTGAGCGTTTTGAGCCACTCTTTGAAAGAGATCTCGCCGCGGATGAGTTTCCCAAGGTTCCCCAGCTTCTCGGACAGCCACTCGACGACCTTTGCGACAGCCTCCAGGGTCGCCGGCAGGGCCTTGTTTATGGTCCACAAGGCCAGCGGTTTCAGATACTTCTCCCAGACGGCTCCGAGAACGGACCCGACAGTGGAGGCGAAGTTGCTAATAGCGTCTTTCAGCGTTCCCCAGGCTTCCTTGAGCCGGCCGAAGTCGATCCGCGACTTAAAGTCTTCCCAGACCGTCTTCAGCTTCTCCAGCTTCTGCTGCAGCCAGCCGATGCTGTCGCCGGCCGCGCTTGCAGCGCTCTTCGTCTCACGGATTGCGGACCCGCCTGCAGCGCCGGCCCCGGAAGATCCGGAGCTGCTCCCGCTGCTGGAAGAAGATGCCTGGTCGCTGAGTATGTTCAGCGTGTCAAAGCTAAGCGTTTTAAGCGCTTTCTTCTGTTCTTTAACGGCCTTTGTGCCTTTATTCGTGGAAGCGGTCAGGTCATCCATGGCACCGGCCGCGTCGGACACTTCGCCGCCAATCCCGGCCCACTCCCACTCCTTGCCGGCGATAGATCCGCCGAAGACGTTGGCGATCGACTGAGCCACCTTGTTGGCTATGGAGGCGATCCCGGAGAGCACACGGCCGACGGTGTTCAGGACCGGGAGGAATACGGTGCTGATGGTGCGGACCGCCTGCCCGAACTGTTCCTTGATATCCCCGAGCGCGTTGCTCAGCTGCTGCATCCGGCCAGTGGGTGTGGCTGCCAGGGCAGCGTTCATGCCACCGACCCGGGCACCGACGACCTCCGTGAGCAGCGCGGCCTTCTGCGCCTCTGTGCCGTACTGCATGATCTTCTTCTGGGCATCCGTAAACGTGAAACCCATCCGCTGCAGTGCGGTGATCTGACCGTTCATGGCCTTGCCGAGAGCAGTCGCCGCAGAGGCGGCTGTCTCTTCGGTGACGTTGAATCCGCCTGTCTTGACGGCCATATCGTTCATCAGGGGGACAAGGGTCTTCAGTGCGTCAGTGGTTTTAAGGAACCCGGCGAGCTGCTGGGCGCCGGCGAGCTGGGCCTCATCTCCGACGATGCCCAGCTCCTGCTGCGCTGCGGTCAGGTCCAGGATGCTCTGGATCTGCTCGTTCGAAGCGCCCATAGTATTCCGCATGACCGTGGCGAGCTTGGTCTCGCCCTCGACCTGTTTGTCGAATGCCGTGGCCGCGTCTTTCGCTGCGCTGGCGATGGCGTGCAGGCTGAGGGCGACGCCCACGGCGCCCAGGATGCCCTTCAGGCCGCTCGCGGCCTTGGTCATCATATTGCACGAGCGCGAGACGCTCGAAGCCATCCCGCGCATGGATTGAGAGGCCTTGTTGGCCTGCTTGGTGATCGCCGAGAAATCTGCACCGGCGCGCACCATTAGGTTTTTTACGACAGCCATATCAAGCCTCCGTTCCGCCGAAGAGACGGTTCAGCGCCTGAACCTGCGCGAACATCTCCTCATCATTCATCTCTCGCTTTCGGACATCGTCCGGGAAAATGTGCTCATAGGACGGAGCATGCTTCGATCCGAACATTGTCCGGACCAGGGACGCGAGAAGATAGGCTTTCGCCCGATACATCCTCGCGTCCTCCTCCATGGCGTCCGCGTAGGCCTTGACGTACACAGAGAGCTCTCTGGGCGTCATTGACCAGAACTCATTCTGGCGGACACCTATCCGCGCCGCGGTCTCGTAGCTGTCGGTCAGGTATCCTTTTCTGTAGGGTCCGCCGCCTCATCTCCGGCCGGCTCAGCGTCTTCCGAAGGCGTCGGGAAACTGTAGGCCACAGCGTCTCCCACAGCCTGGGCCACGAGCTGCATGGCGTCGAACACCGGCAGCTCGTCGAGCCAGGCGCGGACCTTGTCGCGGGTCAGATCCGGCCGTTTTTCTGCCATCATCAGCCACAGCAGTAGGACCATCATGTCGTACCGTTGAAGGACGTCATCGAAATCCATCAGGTTGCACTTGGCGATGGAGCTGAAGCGCTCCAGGGTCGTGTGGGTAACCTTCAGGAACCAGATCTGTCCGCCAAGCGACGCGGAAGGGATCACTTCGGGCTTCTTAGAAGAATCCACTCGGTACTCCCTTCTCAGGCGGAGGTGGAGGCAGCCAGCACGGGCTGACCGCTCACAAGCAGGGTCGCCTCGAAGGTGACACCGCCCTCCAGTTCGGCACCGGTAACGAACCGGCTGACGCCCGCGGTGAACGTCCAGGTCTTGCCGATCTTGGTCGGGAACACAATCGTGCAGGTGACGGTGTTGCCGCTCTCAAGCAGCGTATAGAGCTCGGTCTGGCCCTGGTCCGAACCGTCCAGGAAGCCGCTGACAGTGACCTCGCCGCCATCCTTGA